GGGCAGGGTTGGGGCAAATGACAAACATTCTGACATATTATTGAAAACTGTTTAATATTCTAGTATATTCAAAATGTAGCAATAGAAATACAGTTGAAAGGGGGTTGCCAAAATGGACGCATTTAACAGTTTTGTTTCTGCTATTTCAACAGTTGGTTTTCCTTGTGTTGTTTGCCTTATTATGATTTATGTAATTTGGAAAATTGAAGAAAACCATAAAAGTGAAATGCATGAAATGACAGAAGCAGTTAACAACAACACAACAGCACTTGTTAAACTGATTGATAAAATTGAAGGTTGGGAACATAAAAATGGGTGATACAAAAGTTTTATTTCCTACTTTTGCCGTGAAAGCACAGGAACAGACAAAAGAAAACCTAATCAACAATTTTATCCGTTATATGTTGTCCCGCACTCAATCTATGTTTCTATATGATGGATTGCCGAAAACAATACCCGCAAAATGGTTAGAATTTTATTTACAGACAAATGGAAATGTATTTGTTACAAAAGTAAACGAAAATTTATATTCATTTACGGGCGGCATGGGTGGTGCACCAAATGAATATTATTTACCTACTATTTACACGGTTGCTAATCCCGCCCTGAACATTTCAAAAAACTATAAAATAGACGTTGACGGCGTTTTAATTTATAATGACGCGTCAAACATGGGTTTAATTCCTTTGATTTCTAAATATGGTTCGTTGCTTGCTGAAAATTATATTTCAATGCGCATTGCGTCAATAATGGCGCGTGCAACCGCTTTAATTTCAGCAAGTGACGACAATACAAAAAGAAGTGCGGAACAGTATATTCAAAAACTTGTTGAAGGTGAAATTTCTATTGTTGGTGAAAATGCATTTTTTGACGGTGTAAAGGTGCAACCGACACGGCAGGCGGGCATTACAGGAATAACAGATTTAATTGAATTGGAACAGTATTTGAAAGCGTCATTTTATAATGAAATTGGTTTGAATGCCAATTATAATATGAAACGTGAAGCAATCAATGCTAATGAAAGTCAATTAAATAATGATGCATTAACCCCGCTGATTGACCAAATGTTAACGGAAAGAAAAAACGGCGTTGAAAAAATCAATGATATGTTTGAAACAAATATATCTGTTGAATTTAATTCAGCGTGGAAAGAAAATGAAATTGAGCACGCGGCAGAAATTGAAGAAATAAAAAACGGCGGTGAACAGTCTAATCAATTAGATGATGAAAGCGGGGGCGGCTAAAATGGCGACAACAGTACGACAGATTAAAGACGCGTTTCCCAATTCATTTACGGGTAAAGGGTTGTTTTCCGCGTTTGACAATCCTGTTTGGAAAGACAATTTTACCGCGACTGATTTAGACATTCTTTTCATAACCCGATACGGTGAAAAAATTGAAAGTCCATTTCTTGAACATTTCGACACGGGAAATGGTGTTTCTGATAATGATTTAACAACAGTTGCGCGAACAATTTACAGTGTATTTTCTTCACAATGGTCGCATTTATGGAAAGCGAATATTTCAGAATATGACCCAATAGAAAATACAGATGCATATATTTCAACAACAGATACACACGAAAATACGACAAGCGGAACAACCCAAACAGATACCGATAACACCACAACCGGAACAGGAACAATTACACACGGGATTAACGAAACTGAAACCGTAAAAGGAACAGGAACAGTTAAAAATGTAATTGATGAAGATACAACCGGAACAACGAGCGGTAATTCATCGGGGACGGATAGCGGGGAAAATAATCTGTTTGGGTTTAATTCCTCGGCGGCGGTTGGTGCTGATACAAACAGCGGTACAACGTCCGCAACCGCAACAAGCAATTCAAGCGGAACACGGGACGAAACTGATACGGAAACACGTGACACAACCGACAGCACAACTCGTAACACAACGGACACGGAAACGCGAAATATAACAGACAAACTAACCGGAAAGCAGACAGCAACGACAAGCGGAATGGGAAACGGTACAGATACACATGAAGAACACCGACACGGTAATATCGGTGTTACAACAAACGCCCAAATGATACAGGGCGAAATAGAAACATGGAAATGGGCATTTATTGATAACGTTATGAATGATATATGCAAATTGATTGCATTATCAGTATATTGAAAGGAAAGGTAAACAAAATGGAAGTAAAACAGATTTATGACATTGTTAACGCGGTAACGGGTGAAGTTCTTGGAAAAACGGATGTTGTAGCAGAAAATTTATCAAATATTGTTGACGTTGGAACAGAAATTTTCAACGCAACAGACGTAGATAATTATGTTCGTTCGCTTGTTGATCATATTGGGAAGGTTGTATTTGTGAACCGTGCATATGCGGGCGGCGTTCCGTCTGTACTTATGGACGGTTGGGAATATGGTTCTATTCTTGAAAAGATTACCGTTGATACTCTACCCGATGCGGTCGAAAATGATTCTTGGAAACTCACAGATGGACAGGAATACAACCCTAATATCTTTCATGCTCCGAAAGTGTCCGCAAAATTCTTTAATAAGCGGGTGACATTTGAGGTTGAAATGTCGTTTACTGAAAGACAGGTAAAGGAAAGTTTTTCAAGTGCGGCGCAGCTTAATGGATTTATCAGCATGATTTACAATGCTGTTGACAAGTCCATGACAATTAAGATTGACGGGCTTGTAATGCGTACAATCAATAATATGATTGGTGAAACACTTGTTTCTGAATACCCTGAAGCGGATTATACTACAAAAACAGGCGTACGCGCCGTAAATCTGCTGAAAATGTACAATGACAAGTTTAAAACCACTTTAACAGCGGCGACGGCGGTAACTAATCCCGAATTTATCCGTTTTGCGTCTATGGAGATGGGCTTGTATATTGATCGTATGGCTAAAATTTCAACCCTGTTTAATGTTGGCGGCAAGGATAGATTTACTCCCGCTGATATGCTTCATGTTGTAATGCTGTCAGAATTCAAACAGGCGGCAAACAGCTATTTACAGTCCGATACATATAATGAACAGTATACCGCACTTCCGAATGCTGAAACTGTTCCATATTGGCAGGGTAGCGGTAAAAATTACGATTTTTCCGCAACGTCTAAAATCAATATTACAACAGCGGGTGGAAATACAGTAAACGTGGGCGGTATTATTGCGGTGATGTTTGACAGGGACGCTTGCGGTGTTACTAATCTTGACAGAAGGGTAACAACCGCATACAACCCGAAAGGCGAATTTTACAATAATTTCTTTAAGTTCGATTGCGGTTATTTCAACGATATGAACGAAAACGCGGTTGTATTTTTCGTAGCTTAATCAACGCCCGCCGTTGTCTAATTGATTGGACGGCGGCGGGTGTTTATTTATGGGGGTAAATTATGGATATAACTTTATATGTTAACAATTCTGAAATAAACAGAATTGGTAAAAATCTAACGGGTGCTAATACTATTTCGGGGACATTGCGTGAACAGACGAATGTAATTGAACCGGATATATTAGTTTCAATGGAAAATCCAACAGCATACAATTATGCATATATACCCGCTTTCAAACGTTATTATTTTATTAAAGATATAACAAGTGTAAGGAATGGTTTATGGCGTTTGCATTTGGCGGTTGATACTTTAGAAACGTACAAAACAGAAATATTAAATTGTTCATGTATTTTGGATAGTACAAATGAAACCGGATTAGATAAATATCTAACTAGCGGTAATTGGGTAGCAAAAGTTAAAGACAAAACGGAAATAAAAAATTTTCCGAATGGATTGTTAGATGCAGGCGAATTTATTTTAATAACGGCAGGTGGCTAATATGACAGATTATCAGCAGTTACTGGATGCAGTCGAACAGTATTATGGTTCTGGATCGGATCAGTGGGCGGAAATCGCTAAATATGGCATTGCTTCAGATAAAGCCGAATCTATTTTATCTCAAGTACCTAATGTTAATATTGTAAAAAATGCAAATGGAACAATTCGATCTTATAATTTAAAAGTGACCGAAAATATCGCAGACCAAACGGTAAATTCTAATACATCACCTATAATAAAGTCGTTTGAGATTCCCTCAAATTCTGGTATCGAAACTGTTACATCCGAAACGGGTGAAGCTGTGAAACAAATGACTTTTAAATCTGGTGTTAAGCAAGCGGGAAAATTTACATTTGGTACAGTTGCTCCAGCTATAGCGGCAACTGCTACGGGTATCACGCTAGGAAAAGCATTTGATAAATTACTATATAGTGCTAATCCGGATTTTTGGGATGAGCACGGAATGTCAACATTGAATCCAGATGTATGGGGGGACATTATTGGAACTGATTCAGCAGGTAAGCGGGTACTTAATACGATTTTAGGAACTACACCCGATGGAAAAACTCAAGTATATATGGATGAAAACGCCCTTGCATATATGGCGATGTATCTAAATAATAAAAATGTATTTGCTAGGGGTGAGGAAACATACAGTAAACCCTCAGAAGAATATGAAGATAAATTTTTTAATTATAATAATATAAAAAATCTGACATTTTATAATATTCCTAGTGGTACTATGCTACCACGTACATATATAAATAATCCACCAGATACCAAAACTATTACAGTTAATACAGGAAATCCCAAAATATTTTTATTTAATAGTTATGTAGATAGTAATGTAAATGATAGGCATTTATATGTATATGGAATTTCTGATCAACCATTTAAAATAACGGTATCACATTCGGATGGTACAGCTAGTAGAGAATATAATTCAGAACATTATACTACACCTAGTTCATATTCAAAAAATGATTTTTTTGGCGCACATACAACAGATACAAACGCTAAATTATGCGATGATTTAGGTATTATGTATACATTAGCAAATATACATTACGTTAATGAGGTTACAAAAATGAATGATATGTTTGCTTTAACAAAATATGGTATACATGATATCGGGCAATCCATTGACGGAATCAGCGATCAGGATGGTGCTAAAACACCAGATTTATCAGGGGTAGATACTGTTGATGATGCATTGAACAAATTAAAAGAACAGTATCCGGATCTTTTTACTAATGCAGTAAGTCAGGATGTAGTACAACCCGATGGTTCTACAAAAACATATACCTATGTTCCAATTTCAATGCCAGAAATCGATCCTGCGGGAAATCCGGTAAGTTCTTCATCAACGCAGGCGAATCCTCAGGTAAATCCGGAAACTGCAACAGAACCACTAATAAACTTAATTACAAGTATTATTCAGCGTGTTCCACCAACAAATCCACCTGATACCGGTGGTGGGAATACTCCCGTTGTTCCACCTGCTACGGGTTCGTCGTCTTCACTATATGCCATTTATAATCCGACGTTAGCACAAATTAACTCATTCGGCGCGTGGTTATGGTCAGATAATTTTGTCGACCAAATTAAAAAATTATTTAACGACCCGATGCAGGCGATTATTGGCTTGCATAAGGTATATGCTACTCCCGCCACTGGCGGCGCACAAACAATAAAGGTCGGTTATCTGGATAGCGGTGTATCCTCTAAAGTCGTATCTAATCAATACACAACGATTGATTGCGGTTCTGTTAGTCTTTCGGAATATTTCGGAAATGTATTTGATTATGAACCGTATACAAAAGTAAATTTGTATTTGCCGTTTATTGGTATTGTCCCGCTTTCCGTTGGTGAAGTAATGCGTTCAACAATTCATGTTGTTTATCATGTTGACGTTTTAACGGGTGCGTGTTTAGCAGAAGTTAAAATCACACGTGATGCAGCGGGCGGCACGTTATTTCAGTATAGCGGAAATGCGGCGGTACAGTATCCGATTAGTTCCGGTTCGTATATGGGTATTATTTCTGGTATTATGTCTATTGCGGGCGGCGTTGCGGGTACTATTGCAACAGGCGGCGCGGCAATGCCTGTATTGCTAGGCGCGGGCGCGTCTGTTGGACGTATGCACACGGATATTTCACATTCGGGAAGTTTCAGCGGAAATGCGGGTGCGATGGGAATAAAGAAACCATATTTGATTATTGACAGACCCCAAACAGCACTTGCGGAAAATTTTCCTAATTATATCGGTTATCCGTCTAATACAACGGTAAAACTTTCAAGTTGTAGCGGGTTTACAAAAGTGAAAGAAATTCATTTGGAAAATGTACCCGCAACAAATAACGAATTATCAGACATTGAAATGAAATTGAAAGGCGGTGTTCTTTTATGAGTAAGATTGAAACTTATGTACAGAATGCAATTAACATTGCAAACGATAACACGCACGGTTATTCACAGGTTAACAGGTGGGGGAAAGATTACGATTGTTCTTCATTGGTTATTACTGTTGTTGAAAACGCGGGCATTCCTGTAAAGTCAAAAGGCGGCGCAACCTATACGGGAAATATGTTATCAGCGTTTAAGCGGTGTGGATTTACAGACGTAACAAACCGCGTTAACCTTGCAACGGGGGCGGGGCTTATTCGCGGCGATATTCTGTTAAACAGAACACACCATACTGAAATTTATATCGGTAATGGTAGAAATGTAGGTGCGCACAGTTCGGAAACAGGCGGCGTAACGGGGCATACAGGCGACCAAACAGGAAAAGAAATCTGTACAAATGCATATTATAATTATCCGTGGACAAACGTTTTACGATATACAGAAGAAGCGGCGACAGCGGTAAAAAAAGACGTTGACACAATCGCCCGTGAAGTTATCGCGGGAAAGTGGGGAAACGGTGACGACAGAAAAAAGCGGTTGACGGCGGCGGGATATAACCCGACAGACGTACAGACACGCGTAAATGCTATTTTGAAAGGAAATAATTCTAATCAATTAGACACAATCGCACGTGAAGTTATCGCGGGAAAATGGGGAAACGGTGCGGCACGTGTTCAGAAGTTGCGGCGGGCGGGGTATAACCCGACAGAAGTACAGAAGCGCGTGAACGAATTGTTACACTAATTGTTTCACATGAAACATTATAAAGCGGGGCGAATAACCCCGTTTTATTTTCTAATCAATTAGACAAAATAATTGTTGACAATGTTGTTGTCTTTTGATAGTATATAGGCGGGCGATAAAGTACCCGCTAATAAATAGGAAAGGAAAGGAAAACAACATGAATAACGAATTAGTTACAATCACAGGAAAGGAAATTTCATTCAACAACAAGCAGTTGAACACAGCAACAAAAAACATTTACGGTTATGTGTTTGGAATGGAAAAGAATAAGTTTAAGATGGCGGCTGAAATGTCCCGTATTCTTGAAAACAATCTGTTTGTTGATGACTTTGAAAATTTTGAAACCTATGCAAGCAAGGTTTTCAATCTGAAAAAGGCAATGGCTTATAATTACGCGGCGATCGGTAAAGAATGGGTTGCACGTAACGACAAGGGCATTCCGACAGGCGAAAGTATTCTGCCGCATGATACAGTCGACTATCAGATAACAAAAATTCTTGCTTTAATGAAAGTAGGTGTTGCACAGGCAACAGAATGGGCGAATGATGGAACAATTTCGCCGTTTATGTCTGTTAAGGAAATTAAAGACATTGTAGAGGAATGGGACGACAAGAAAAACGCTATTGACGTTGACGCAACCGAAACAGCAGAACAGGAAACAGAAACGGAAAACGACAGCGAACAGGAAACAGCAGAACAGGCAACCGAAAACAAGCAGTTCAATGTGACTGAATTACTTACTAGAATTGCTAATCAGATAAACGAATATAACAAGAATGGCAAGACAGAACAGATTGAAACTCTGAAATGGGTTGTTGAACAGGTGCAGGAAATTTTGAAGTAAATACCAATAACGGGGCGGGAAATGCTAAACCGCCCGCCCCGTTATATGAAAGGACAAAAGAACATGAAGAAAAGACCAATGGAAAGTTACTGTTTAGGGGAAATCGAACAAATTTCCCGTCACAATCGAAAGATTGCATTACAGACAATCCGCGATGCAAGAACCGATTATGAAAACGGCGAAATGACCGTCGCCGATTATATCACTATTTGTAATATTTGTCGACAGTTGGCGGCAAAATGGGGAAAGGTTGTAACGGCAATCAATGCCGATTGAATACAACAAAACACATTGTTAAAGCGCACGGCGCGGAAAGGTAAGGTACAAGTTATGAGTTTTGCAAGCAGATTTAACAAGTCAAGAAAGTTTTCTATTAACACAACAGGTTTTGCATACAAATCACTTGCGGATTTGTTCAACGAAAATGGCGCAGATTGCGTATATACAATTTACGCAATCTATATCAATACGAAATCAAAGTTTGGTGATGCGCCTGTTGTTGCAACTGCTGATTATTTTGTAAACTTTCCTAAACACATGATTGAAAACGCACAGGAAATTCTTTCCGATGCGGACGCAATCGCGGAAATTAACGCGGGAAAGGTTGGTTTTAAAATTTATCAGTATCACGACAACAAGCACAACCGAGATTGTTTCGGGGTTGATTGGGTGGACGTTGACGCATAAATTCTAATCAATTAGACACAATGAAAGGGCGGGGGCGGTGTATAACCGTTCCCGCATTTGGTATTTATATGAATGAATACATCATAACAGAAATAACAGACGGTATTATTAAATTGTGCAAAGAATATCGTATGAATGTTTTAAGAATGACACAAGCGGACGTTGCTAACGAATTAGGTTATACACGCACTAATATTTCAGAATTTGAAAACGGACGCAACCGGAATTTTGCAATTTTTCTATGGTACATTGGTAAAGGTTTACCGCTGACAGACGTTGAAAGGATTGTAAAAAATGAGCAAAAAGCAAAATGAACCGTTAAATAATTATACCGTTGAACAGATTTTAAGCATGGGTGACAATGAATTAAATAAAACAAATCAACGGCAAATGTCACATATGTTAAGAACTGTTGCACTTGCCGCAAATAAAAGAATTACGCGTCTTGAAAATAATGAAAAAAAAGGCGGTATTGCGACAGACGCATTAAAAGCGGTACAAGACAGCGGCGGGCGGTTTTATGTTGGCGGGAAAACCCGTAACCAAATGTTAGCAGAATTAGCGCGGGCGCGGGAATTTATGAACATGAAAACGTCAACGGTAACGGGTGCAACAGACGTTAGAAAAAATCGTGAACGTATGATATACGGTGCAACCCGTGAAGAAATAGAAAAAGAACTCAAAAAGAAGAAAAAGAAACAAGAACAGGAAGAACGCAAAAGAAAAAGGAATTTTGAACGACAGGAAAAGAAAAAAGAAAAAGAAGCAAGAAAAAAAGGAAAAACATATACACCCCGTGAATATGTTCCAAAACAAAAAGAACAGGAACAAGAAAACCCTGTTGATTATGACCAACAGTTAAAAGATGTGTTTAAGGCATATCGGAAATTTAACGAACAAAACCCAAATGAAGGGCGCAAAGACTATTTCGACAGTAGTAAAGCACTTGCATATATTGGGCAGATAAAACATGATGAGCCTGAAATAACCGTTGATGAATTACAACAGCGGGCAAATGATTATTTTCATAATAACGCATATGAAGAATATCAAAAAGAATTGCAAAAACAAATTGAAAACGGAAAAGGTACAACCTTTTCAAATCATTAACGGGCATATTTCACCCGATAAAATAGACGAAATTCTTTTACCGATTGCAGGATTAAAACCAATTACAACAAGCAAGCGCAAACAATATTATAATATCGTTTGTGCATTTGATATTGAAACAACGTCTTTTTATAATCAATTAGAAGAAAAATGTGCAATCATGTATTGTTGGCAAATGGCAATAAATGGACGTGTTATATTTGGTAGAACGTGGGACGAATTTATAAAGGTGCTTAACCGCTTAACAGAATTTTTCAATTTGTATTCGGGACGGAGGTTAATAATGTACGTTCACAATTTAGCATTTGAATTTCAATTTATACGAAAGCGGTTAGAATGGGAAAATGTTTTTTCTATCGAAACACGTAAACCGTTGTATGCGTTGACAACAGGCGGTATTGAATTTAGGGACAGTTATCTATTATCCGGTTATTCACTTGCAAAATTGGGAGATAATTTACAGAAATATATGGTTAAAAAACTTGTTGGCGATTTGGATTATTCAAAAGTAAGACATTCAAAAACACCAATGACGGAAAAAGAAATTGCATATTGTGAAAATGACGTTTTAGTTGTATCAGCATATATACAGGAAGAAATAGAAAAAGCGGGAAATATAACACGGTTGCCATTAACAAAAACCGGATATGTTCGTAATTATTGTCGTTCTAAATGTTTTTATGGTGACGACAGGCACAAAACAAGCACAAAAACATATCAGAAATACAGAGAATTGATTTTGAATTTACATTTAACAGGTGATGAATACAAGCAGTTAAAAAGGGCATTTCAAGGCGGTTTTACACACGCGGCGGCGCGGTTTAGTGGAAAAGTTGAAAAAAATGTTGATAGTATAGATTTTACCAGTTCATACCCGTATGTATTACTATCTGAACAATTCCCAATGTCAAGCGGTCGAATTGTTGAAATTCATTCAAAAGAAGAATTTCAGAAATATATAAATCTGTATTGTTGCCTGTTTGACGTTGAATTTACAAATTTAACGCCTAAATTTATAAATGAAAATTACATTTCATTATCGCGTTGTTATCAACATGAAAAAGCTGTTGTAAATAATGGTCGTGTTGTTTCTGCTGATAAAATATTAACGACAATAACAGACGTTGATTATACTGTAATTGAAAAAACCTATGATTGGGACAGTATGACAATATACAATTTCAGAATTTATAACCGTGGATATTTACCTACTAATTTTGTAAAATCAATTCTAAAATTGTATTCAGATAAAACAACATTAAAAGGGGTTGAGGGTAAAGAAGTAGAATATTTAGTTTCAAAAGGTATGCTAAATTCATGTTATGGTATGACAGTTACGGACATTGTACGCGATGAAATTATTTATTCAGATGAATGGGACATCGAAAAAGCGGACGTTGAAAGCGATATAGAACATTATAATAAATCGCGTAACCGTTTTTTGTTTTATCCGTGGGGTGTTTGGGTGACAGCATACGCACGCCGTAATTTGTGGGGCGGCATTCTTGCATTTGGTGATGATTATATTTATTCAGATACTGACAGTATTAAATGCTTGAATATAGAAAAGCATTTTGATTATATCAACGAATATAATAATAGTGTAAAAAGAAAATTACAGGTTGCGGCAAATTATCATAAAATTGATTTTGAGTTATTCCAACCGAAAACAATAAAAGGAATTAAAAAACTAATAGGCGTATGGGATTGGGAAACAGAAAAAGAAAAATATACACGTTTTAAGACATTAGGCGCAAAACGTTACATGATAGAACAGGACGGAAAAATAAATATTACTGTTGCTGGCGTAAACAAGAAAACCGCCGTTCCCTATTTGGTTAAAACATGCGGAAATAAAATTTTCGATGCATTTACAAATGATTTAACAATACCAAAAGAATATACCGGAAAAATGACACATACATATATTGATGAAAGAAGAACAGGAACAATTACTGATTATTTAGGAAACACAAATACATTTGATGAATATTCAAGTGTACATCTTGAAAACGCTGAATATTCGCTATCACTTTCACAAGCTTATATAGATTTTTTGAAAGGATATGAAAACTATGTTCAATAAAATGAAATATTACAGTTTGAAAAACATACTTTCCAAAAATGCACAATACAATATTATTTTTGGTGAACGTTCAAACGGTAAAAGTTACGCGGTATTAAAATATGGTATTGAAACATATGCAAAAACAGGTGAACAAATGGCGATTGTTCGCCGGTGGCGTGAAGATTTTCGCGGCAAGCGTGGGCAGGCTTTATTTTCTCCGCTTGTTGAAAACGGTATAATTTCACGCGTTACAAATGGAAAATATGACAATGTTTATTATTATGCGGGGAAATGGTATTTTTCAAAATTTGATGAAGAATTAAATAAAAATGTCATTGATGAAAACCCTTTTGCATGGGGTTTTGCATTAACTGAAATGGAACATGATAAAAGTACAAGTTACCCGAAAATTACAACAATATTATTTGATGAATTTTTAACACGTAATGCATATTTACCGGACGAATTTGTATTCTTTATGAACGTTGTTTCTACTATTGTTAGATACCGTGACAATGTTAAAATTTTCATGTTAGGTAATACCGTAAATCAATATTGCCCGTATTTTAACGAAATGGGATTAAAGCATATTTCTAAAATGGAAAAGGGCGATATTGACGTTTATTCGTATGGTGATAGCAAATTACGCGTTGCAGTTGAATATGCCGACAGTCCAAATAAAGGAAAACCATCTGATATTTATTTTGCTTTTAATGCAGACGGAAAAAGCGCGGCAAAATTAGATATGATAACGGGCGGTGTTTGGGAAATGGCGTTATATCCGCATTGCCCCGTTAAATACAAGCCAAAAGAAATACTATTTACATACTTTATACAGTTTGACGGGAATTTATTACAATGCGAAATTGTACAACATGAACAAATGATATTCACATTTATTCACAGGAAAACAACCCCGTTAAAGAATGAAG